GGTCGTGTTGGCACAGCTATGATACAAGAGTTTCGTTTTAATCAATATTGCGAAAGATTGCAAAGTTATTTGGCAATGAAATTGGATGAAGAATTTAAATTGTTCTTACGTTGGAGAGGTTTGAATATTGATAGTGGATTGTTTAATTTAGTTTTTAATCCACCACAAAACTTTGCTGCTTATCGTCAAAGTGAATTAGATACAGCAAGAGTAAGTACATTTGCTACAATGGAAGCATTTCCATATATGAGTAAACGTTTTGCTTTAGAAAGATTTTTAGGATTAACTGAAGAAGAAATTACAAGAAACGAAAAATTATGGCAGGAAGAAAATAATAAAGCACCTGTTGATACTCCAAGTGGTACTGATATTCGTGGTGTTGGAGTAAGCAGTGGAGATATTGAAGCTGATTTACAAACTGGAGAAGAATTAGAAGCACCTCCTGAAGAAGCTGGTCCAGAGGTAGCAGGGCCTGTAGGAACAGCACCTGTGGGAAGTCCAGCACCAGCACCAGCGGCACCGGCAGCAGCACCAGCATAAAGATAAATAAACTTATGCACTTAAATGAAATGTTTGATCCCCCAATCTCTGGTTATCAGGATATAAAGAATGATAACAGTAGACCAATGTGGAAAATGAGTAGAAAAACTAAATTTACTCTAAAACAAATACGCAAAATGCGTAAGATGTTAGATGTTCGCAACTTTGAAAAAAAAGAATATTTAAAGAAAGTGCGTGATCAATATGGGGCAAAACCAGAGCAAGCAGCTGGCGCTCCAAGTCTATAATTAATAATCCTACCAAAAACGCAAAAAATCAGCACATTTAGAGCTATTTTTTGGCATACGCACTAAATAAATCTACAAAGCCATTTTATATCAGGAGACATTCATAATGGATAACAAAAAATTTGAACAACTTATTGATTTAATTATCAATGAGAACGAAGAACAGGCTAAGCAATTATTTCACGAAATAATTGTTGAAAAGAGCCGCGAGATTTATGAGTCTATCATGGACGAAGAAATGATGGATGAATCAATGTACGGTGACATGGATGAAGGAATGGTTGGTGAAGTTGGCGAACTATTAGATGAAATCAGTGCCGAAGAAGAAGGTCAAGAAATGTCAGAAGATGAAGACGAAGATATTGAAATTGACGATGAAGAAGAAGTTGAGTTAATGCCTGGTGATGAAGAAGACGATGGCATGGACGGCGAAGACTTAGAAGACCGTGTCGGTGATCTTGAAGAAAAAACCGATGAGTTAGAAAGACTAATGGCCGAATTCCAAGCAGAAATGGGCGGCAGTGATGACATGAAAATGGGCGATGAAGAAGAAATGGGCGCTGAAGAAGAGGAAGCCATGATGGAAGCTGTACAGTTACAAAAAGTAAGTGTAACACATGGCGACAATGGCGTTCAAACAAGAAGCCCAGGATTGCAAAACAGTGGACAAGCAGGAATGGACAGCAAGCCAGTAAAGTTTAGTGGTGCTACTGAAAGTGTTCCAACAGGTCCAAAAGGTCCAAGCAACTTATATGCTAAAGGTGAAACAAGTGTAAAAGGAGCAGGTAACTTTAAAAACAGTCCAGGCAAAAACAATTTTGCTGAAAAAGGTGAGGGCACACCAAAGCCAGTAAGTAAAGACGGTGCTGCGTATGATCGTAGCCCAGTAGCTAAAAGTTAAGGAACTGAGAACAAATGGCTTTGTTACTCAAAGAGCACTTAACGTTCGATAGAGCGAATATGGTCGTTGAATCTGTTTCCGAACAGGGAGGCGACCTGAAGACCCTCTATATGAAGGGTATCTTCATTCAGGGTGGGGTAAAGAACGCTAATGAGCGTGTTTACCCTGTTTCTGAAATTGAAACTGCCGTTGAGACACTTAACAAACAAATTAGCGAAGGTTACTCAGTTTTAGGGGAAGTAGATCACCCTGACGATCTAAAGATTAACTTGGATCGTGTATCTCATATGATAACAAGTATGTGGATGGACGGGCCAAATGGTTTCGGTAAACTTAAAATATTGCCAACTCCAATGGGTCAGTTAGTAAAGACTATGTTGGAAAGTGGTGTTAAATTAGGTGTCTCAAGTCGTGGTAGTGGTAATGTTAACGATTTGGATGGCCGTGTCAGTGATTTTGAAATTATCACTGTCGATATCGTTGCTCAACCAAGCGCACCAAATGCGTATCCAAAGGCAATTTACGAAGGTGTTATGAACATGAAGTATGGTCATAAGGCATTAGAAATTGGCAAGGAAGTGAAGGGCAACAAAAAAGTAGAAAAGTACTTGAAAGAGGAAGTAATGCGCCTCATCAAGGATCTCAAAATCAATTAAAGGGGAAAAAAGCATGTTTGATGCTATCAAGCCATTACTTGAAAGCGGTTTAATTAAAGAGGATGTAGCCCAAGAACTTAACGAAGCTTGGACTCATAAACTTAACGAAGCTCGTGAACAAGTACGTGCGGAACTACGTGAAGAATTCGCACAACGTTATGAACATGATCGTAGCGTGATGGTTGAAGCCCTAGATAAGATGATTACAGAAAATCTACATACAGAAATTGCTGAATTTAACGAAGAACGTAAATCATTAAGTGAAGAACGTGTTCGTGCCAAAGTTCAGTTAACAGAAAATGCTAGAAAATTCAATGACTTTATGGTTACTAAATTAGCCGAAGAAATCCGTGAACTACGCACAGATCGTAAAGCTCAGATGGAAAACCAACAAAAGTTAGAGAAGTTTGTAGTTCACGCATTGGCCCGCGAAATTAAAGAATTCGCTCAGGATAAGCGTGCTGTAGTAGAAGCAAAAGTTAAACTAATCAGCGAAGGCAGAGCAAAACTAGAAGAATTAAAAGCTAAGTTTGTTAACGAATCTGCTGGTAAGATTAACAGTATTGTAACTTCACATCTAAAAGGTGAACTATCACAGTTGAAGGAAGATATTAAGCTAGCCAAAGAAAATAACTTTGGTCGTAAACTTTTCGAAGCCTTTGCTAGTGAATTTAGTGTAACTTATTTAAACGATAAGGCAGAAACACGTAAATTGCTAACAAAGTTATCAGAAAAAGAACAACAACTAGCTGAGTCACAACAAGTAATCAGCCAAGCTAAAAAATTGGTTGAAAGCAAAGAGCGTGAAGTCCGTATTATTAAAGAGTCAACCGAAAGAAAAGAGGTAATGACAAAATTATTATCTAATTTGAATAAGGAAAAGGCTACAGTAATGCAGGACTTACTAGAAAGCGTACAGACACCAAAATTGAAAGTCGCTTTCGACAAGTATTTACCAGCGGTTCTGAACTCAGGCACAGAAACAAAACTTGGTACAAAACAGGTTTTATCTGAATCAAAAGTTGTAACAGAAGTAACTGGTAATAAATCTGCCAAGATTGAAGTAAAAGAAGAATTCGAAGGACGTGATAACGTTATCGATATTAAGCGTTTGGCAGGGCTTTAATTTATAGACATAATTAGGAGAAAATATAAATGTCAAAAGTACTCTTAGAAAGCCGTTGGGACGAGACCAAAGACGCCCTGCTAGAAGGCTTAAAAGGAACTCGTCGTTCAACAATGGGTGTTATTCTAGAAAACACTCGCAAATCACTACTACAAGAAAGTAGTGCAGGTACAACAACAGCAGGTAATATTGCTACACTTAATCGTGTGATTCTACCAGTAATCCGTCGTGTGATGCCAACAGTTATTGCTAATGAATTAGTTGGTGTTCAGCCAATGACAGGACCAGTTGGTCAGATTCATACATTACGTGTTCGCTATGCTCAGTCATTGACTGATACATCAGCAGCAGCAACAAGTGTTACAGCAGGTGAAGAAGCATTGAGTCCATTCAAAATTGCTCAGGCTTACTCTCGTGTTGCTTCAGCAACAACAAGCACAGATGCTTACACAGCCAATAACACAGCGGTACTAGAAGGTAACGGTGGTAAACAAATCAGCGTTCAGATTCTACGTCAAGCTGTTGAAGCTAAATCACGTAAGCTACAAGCACGTTGGACATTCGAAGCCGCGCAAGACGCACAAAGTCAGCATGGCATCGACGTAGAAGCAGAAATCATGGCAGCTTTAGCACAAGAAATTACTGCTGAAATTGACCAAGAAATTCTACTTTCACTACGCACACTAGCAAGCACAGAGTTTACATTTAATCAAGCTACAGTATCAGGTACAGCTACATACGTTGGTGACGAACACGCTGCTCTAGCAGTTCTAATCAATCGTGTCGCTAACCTAATCGCACAACGCACACGTCGTGGTGCTGGTAACTGGGCAGTTGTATCAAGCGCAAGCTTAACTGTTCTACAAAGCGCAACAACATCAGCATTCGCACGTACCACAGAAGGTACATTCGAAGCTCCAACAAATACCAAGTTTGTAGGAACATTGAATGGCGCAATGCGTGTTTTCGTAGACAGCTATGCTCCTGATACACAGGCTGTATTGGTTGGTTACAAAGGTTCAAGTGAGACAGATGCAGCAGCGTTCTATTGCCCATACATTCCATTGATGAGCAGTGGTGTTGTTCTAGATCCAACTACATTCGAACCAGTAGTTAGCTTTATGACTCGTTACGGATACATAGAATTGACCAATACAGCATCTAGCTTCGGTAATGCTGCTGACTACGTTGGTGAAATTGCAGTACAAAATCTTACTTTTCAGTGAAATCAATTACTTACAAGATTTTCTGAAAGTAATTTCGCAAACAAAATTGGGCACTTTGGTGCCCTTTTTTGTTCTTACATAAAGTAAAGCTAGATATTAAGTTTGTACCAAATATCTAAATACTAGATGTACGAAATATTATATACATTAGTAGCAACGCATATAACAATTATCTGTGTGACATTATTTTTACATCGTGGACAAGCACATAGAGCTATAGAATTTAATTATATCTTAAGTCATTTCATGAGATTTTGGTTATGGTTGACCACTGGAATGATTACTAAAGAATGGGTAGCTGTTCATAGAAAGCACCATCGTTATTGTGAACGTGAAGGAGATCCACATAGTCCTCATGTATATGGGATAATGAATGTATTATTTCGTGGTGCTTGGCTATATACTAATGCCACTAAAAATGTTACAATGATACAACAATATGGAGTTGGTACTCCTGATGATTGGATAGAAAGAAATCTTTATAGCAAGTATGAATTTCACGGAGTATTATTATTACTTGTACTTAATACCATGTTTTTTCATGGTTGGGGTATTATTATTTGGCTTATTCAAATGGCTTGGATACCATTTTGGGCTGCGGGAGTTATCAATGGTCTTGGGCACTGGTTTGGTTACCGCAATACTAATACTAATGACAAATCACGAAATATTATTCCTTTCGGTTTTATTATAGGCGGTGAAGAATTGCATAACAATCACCATGAAAATCCAGCTAGTCCAAAGTTAAGTTCAAAATGGTTTGAGATTGACATAGGTTATAAGTATCTTAAGTTATTTGAATTTTTAAAATTAGCTAAAATCAAATCGTTAAATCAGTATCAACCGTAATATCCAATATTGATTTATTTTTTTGTCGTAACTTTTTGTTATGTAACCTGCTACAATTAGCACAAAATGTTTTAACATTATTCTTTTCTTTATTACTTGTATTGCCATCTTTATAAACAATATCTAATTGACACATATCAATAGGAACAAACCCACATTTTTCGCACTTATTCTTTTTATGTAGTCTATAACCGTTCTTTTTGTTGTATGTCGCCTTGCTACAAGTGTTACAATACTTGTGCCATTTAGTAAAACCATGCTTGCTTTTTCCGTTAGATTTAACTAAACTAACGTTACATGATTCACACAATCGTCTTGTAGGTTGTTGATAAAGCATAATATATTTATCAGAAAAAAGATACCAAGGGTGACTTATTCATAAAAATATGTTTACCGATTAGTATAAATATAGTATAAGGGATAATACTATATGTCAGCCGAAAAGTTTAATAGTGTAGGTGGTTATTCTGCTGGAATACCAGCCGTAGATGTTGTAGATGCTAATGGAAACGTTGTTACAAATGTCAATACATCAGGTAATGTAACAGCTAATAATATCTATGGTAATAATTATTATTTTAGTAATGGTCAACCACTAACAACAACACCAGCAGGGGCAAACACCCAAGTTCAATTTAATAATAATGGTCAATTTGGAGCAACTTCAAACCTTACCTTTACCTCTACTACAGGTACACTAACAGCATTAAATTTAACAACAACAGGAAATGTTAATTTAGGTGATATAAGCAATGTACATATTAGTGGTGGAGCTAATGGTTACTTTTTGGCAACAGATGGTAATGGTAATCTGACATGGACACAAGATGGTAGTTTACAGGGTATACAGGGTATACAAGGAAGTAGGGGATTACAAGGTGTACAAGGTGTACAAGGACTACAAGGTATACAAGGACTACAAGGTTTAGATGGAGCATACGCTGGTCAAGGCGTACAGGGTATTCAGGGTACACAAGGTAATCAAGGCTTACAAGGTATAGCAGGACAATTTGCTGGTCAAGGTATACAGGGTTTACAAGGAACAGAAGGAGCACAAGGTGCTCAAGGTATCAGAGGAGATACCTATATAACAACTAGTAATTCTACACTTACAATAAGTTTAGGAAACAAAACATTAATTGTAGCAACTAACTTAGCATATAGTTTAAACCAAGACGTTGTTATTGCCTATGATTCTACCAATGACATGAATGGTAGGGTAGTAAGTTATAATCTAGCAACAGGGGTTCTAGTAGTAAATGTTATAGATACAGAAGGATCAGGAACTTATTCTAGTTGGACAGTTAACTTAGATGGTGCTATCGGAGTACAAGGTGTTCAAGGTACACAAGGTGTACAAGGTTTACAAGGGACACAAGGTGTTCAAGGTCTACAAGGCACTCAAGGTCTACAGGGCACACAAGGATTACAAGGAGTTCAAGGTACACAGGGTCTACAAGGAATTCAAGGACTACAAGGTACACAGGGTCTACAAGGAGTTCAGGGTGTACAAGGTACGCAAGGAGTTCAGGGTACACAAGGACTACAAGGAACACAAGGGTTACAAGGTACACAAGGACTACAAGGTACGCAGGGATCGCAAGGTGTTCAGGGGATTCAAGGTACGCAGGGAACACAAGGACTACAAGGGACACAAGGTCTTCAAGGGACACAAGGTATACAGGGTGATTTAGGTATACAAGGGACACAAGGTGTACAAGGACTACAAGGCACACAAGGACTTCAAGGAACACAAGGTATACAGGGTGATTTAGGTCTACAAGGCACACAAGGGTTACAAGGTCTTCAAGGAACACAAGGTCTTCAAGGAACACAAGGTATACAGGGTGATTTAGGTCTACAAGGCACACAAGGACTACAAGGAACACAAGGTCTTCAAGGAACACAAGGTATACAGGGTGATTTAGGTATACAAGGAACTCAAGGACTTCAGGGAACGCAAGGACTACAAGGAACACAAGGTCCACAAGGTACGCAAGGAGTCTTGGGTCTACAAGGTACGCAAGGACTTCAGGGGACACAAGGACTTCAAGGCACACAAGGTCTACAAGGTGATTTAGGTGTACAAGGAACACAAGGACTTCAAGGAACACAAGGCGTACAAGGTATACAAGGTCTACAAGGAACACAGGGGCTACAGGGTGTACAAGGCACACAAGGACTACAAGGAACACAGGGGCTACAGGGTGTTCAGGGTCTACAGGGTGATTTAGGTCTACAAGGCACGCAAGGTCTACAAGGCACGCAAGGTCTACAAGGCACGCAAGGTCTACAAGGCACGCAAGGTCTACAAGGCACGATAGGGCTACAGGGTGTTCAAGGAACACTAGGTTTACAAGGAACTCAAGGCACACAAGGATTACAAGGTACACAAGGATTACAAGGTACACAAGGATTACAAGGTGACTTGGGTATACAAGGAACACAGGGTATACAAGGTATAGATGGGTCACAAGGTACTCAAGGTATACAAGGGCTTGATGGCGCTTATGCTGCTCAGGGTATTCAAGGTTTACAAGGTACACAAGGACTTCAAGGTTCACAAGGGTTAGGATTACAAGGTCTACAAGGCACACAAGGGATACAAGGTGAAGGTATTCAAGGCACTCAAGGTATACAGGGTCTTGATGGTGCTTATGCCGCTCAGGGTATACAAGGTTTACAAGGTGCTCAAGGTGATAAAGGTGGTATACCTTATTACTTTAGTACCAACACATCTATGACTGATCCTGGATCAGGTTATGTAAGATTTAATAATGGCACAATATCAAGTGTTACATCTATTGCTATTGATGACTTAGGGGCTTCAGGTATAAATTTTGCTAATTGGATTAACACTTGGGATAACTCGGACAGCACAGTTAAAGGTTATATTACGTTTTTAGCAAACGATAATAATAGTAATGTAACAAGCATCTTTGCTATTTCTGCTGTATCAACAAATGTAGGTTGGTCACAATTGACTGTAAGTTATGTAAGTGGTATTATGCCATCGAATGATCAATTGTTAACTATTACATTTGATAGAACAGGAGATAAAGGCCTACAAGGACTTCAAGGTTTACAAGGTGTACAAGGAACTCAAGGTGTTCAGGGACCATTGCCTGCTATTGGTGGTAGTAACACACAAATACAATATAATAACAACGGACTGTTAGCCGGTTACAGTGAGTTCATTTTTGATAATACAAGTAATACAGTAGTAGTAGGTGGAAATGGTAAATTTAATGTGTCAGGACGAATTAGTAGTAATTTAATACCTGATGCCAATCTCACATATAATTTGGGATCTTCGTCTAATGTTTGGAGTAACCTAAATGTTAACAACTTAAAGGTTACGGGAAATGTTACAGGAAGTTTAATTCCTGATACTGACATCATTTACGATTTAGGTTCTGCTACAAACCGTTGGAGAGATTTATTTCTATCAAACGCAACAATTTATGTAGGTAATGCTACAATTAGTAGTCCTGACGGTAATAATATTAGTTTGTCAAGTCCTGGTG